TACCAGCATTCAAAAAAAGTTTATATAGATATTTGAAAGAAAATTATAGTAGTTTAAATGAGAAAGCTAAGATTGATGTGTATAATATGGAATTATTATTTGATAAAATAGCAAAAGCCAGAACTACTCTAGACCAAACAACTAAAAGTGCTAAAGAAAACTTTGCTGAGGAATTAAAAAAAACAGTTGCGAATACCCTAGGTTTTGAACCAACCGTTAGAAATATTGTTGAAATATTTACAGCGGCTGTCGAAGTATTTATGGAAACTATTTTTGATGTTTCTGTTGCAGCTGAAGCGACAACAAATACCGCTAGAACAGCTCAATTAGAAAAAAAATTCGGAACAAATTTAGTTAATTCTGATATTGCCCAACAATATTTAGATAAAAAAGAATTCTTTTCATGGCCAGATTATCGAGAAAAAGATGAAAAAGAAAACACATATGTTGAAAAATATTTAGGTGAAAAAGGTGTTTTAGAAAGACCACAAGATGTTAATGAGTTGGTATTTATTGATGATTTATTAGCAGCATTTCTAAAAGCAAAGAAAGCTAGTGACGCAGTAAAAGCAGATATGGATAAAGAAGTGTCAACATGGTATCCAGTTAACCCTGTCGATACTTTAGTTTATACAGAACTTGACCCATACGCTAGAATGGAGATGAAAAACTATAATGATGTAACAAGACTTATGGTTATCAGAGCTATGACATTTTTAGGTTATACAAACGACCCAACATTACTTAGTGATGATGAGATTACTAGTATGGCTGAAATAGAAGCTGATGCTATTTTAAGAGGTGTTAAAGATGATAAAATAAAATCATCGTTAACGTTTTTAACTTTAGATTCTGTTACTAAAATAACAGGGCCAATAAACTCAAACGAAACCAATGTTGTAATCCTATCAAACGGTGACTATGTTTACAATTATATTGGTGGTGAACCTGTAGATACAGCCACGAAAAAATATAAACATACAAATATAGATATGGGAGTTGTTTTACCGATAAACGATGGTTTTTCGGGAGATTGGCCATATAATTCACCAGAAAATTTGATTAAACGAGCTGATAATGGTGCTAGATTTTTAACAAATTATAGTCGTTCATATGGTAAACTTTACGGTGCTAATTACAAATATGTAGATAAGCCAAATGATGGTGGTATGTATGTTAAAATAATTAAACCAGAAGAATACAAAAAAGATGTTGTACTATACACAGCACCAGAAAAAGTAAAACCAGATAATACATTCATATTATCAAAATTAATGGAAGATACTGTTGACGTATCTGCTGGTTATAATTCCTTTGGTGGTACTTTAGGTATTCAAGAATATGTGAATATGGATTTTGGTGATGCCCCTTTAAAAGGTTTACCACTTATGTATGTTTTTTATAAAGATTTTGATAATGGTTTAGCTTCTAATCGTAAAAATTCTGGTATACAACAAAAAATAGATAAAGATGGTAGAGCAACTGATTCTTATTATGACTTAACAAAAACTGGCAACATTAAAGTTATTCATAGTGGAAAAAAAGATGCTTATAAATCAATGACTGATAAGTATTATTTACACGCTAATTTAGGTCAAAATAGAACATTGTTAAATACATTTGTTAGTGGTGCTAATAAAGACGTAACATACCCATATATCGAAACTAGGTTTGATGGTTCTAATTGGTTTACCAATAAATGGATGAGAAATGCTTATTCGGATGATAGTTTTAGTTTATTCGGTAGTGAATACTATTACTTCCAAGACCAAGCAAAATGTACACTTGCAAATAATACAACGATTTCATGTGAACAATATGCAAAAGCGACATTATTTTTACACACAATACCTTTTAATACTGAACATAATATTAAAATTTATGGTGCGAATGATAATAATGGTTCTGCTGACCCGTTTGGTAATAATGAAATAAAACATTTGTTTAATAAAAAAGGTGGTTTCATACACGCACCTAGACTTTGGTGTGCGTATATTGGTAGTATTCTTTGGAGAATTAATAAACCGAATAATAGAGATAAAGATGGTAATGAAATACTAGGTTCTGGGGTTGAATATCCTATAGTTGATTCTACAGGTAGAATCATTGGTGGTGGTAGTGGTAAGAAAGACCCATTAGTTTGGACAAAAGGTAAAATCTTAGCATCAAATGGTTTAAACACTACTAATTTTTTACAACCAGGTAGAGATGAATATATACCACCAATTTTAGATACAGATGGAGATGGTAGTTCATACCAATATCCAAATATTGAAAAACTTCAGATTATTAATAGATTACCAGAACAAGCAAAAAACGAATTTAAGAAAGTATTTTTAGATTTTGTTAATGGTACTGATGGTATGTTATCATGGGATACTATTAGAGAGAAATTAGAAATTTGGAGCGGTGACTCAACTAGTTATTATAAATACCTACAAAAGTTACACAATGCTGCTGTTTTAGATAATTTAGGTAATTATCATCTACCAGCTAGTTTAATTGTAAACGAACCAAACATTAAAAATATAGAGTCATATGATATCATGACAATAGTGATTCAAGAAGGTGACCGCATACCAGAAACTAATACTAGACAACCAAAGCATGCTTATTATATGTTTTTAGAGTTAAAAGGTGATTATACAACAAACCCAGCTGTTACTAGAATCATAGATGGGTTGACTCAAGAATTAATTATAGTTAATACGGGTTGGAAAATTTGGGAAACACCAATAACTGACAAAGCCGTATTTTACCAAAAATTACGTGAACCAATTTTAGTTAAAAAAGAAGTTTTTGATAAATATTTTAACGCAATGATAACCAAGTTAAAGACGACAGCTGATGCTTATTCTGAATCGAATATCAAGAAAGATTTAGAACAATCAATATTTGGAACGTCTAACGAGGATACAATAAAATTAGTACTATATCGTACATGTAAAAACATACGTGATAAATGGTTAGCTGGAACAACAGATGCAGCGAATATTATGTATCAATGCGGTGGGACAAATGGTAGAAGTGTTGTTGATACTGGATTAGCTATAGAATATGGTAATAAAAGTCCTAAATTTATTGATACGTTTAGATTTGTTAGTCGTTCATTCAAAGATATCGGTAGAGAGCTTTATATTAACCCATTACCGATAAATGATTATTTGGTTGAAAATACAAATACTAGTGTTTATGACTCTATTAGTTCATTATTAGCGTCAAATAATTTCGACTTTGTTGCTTTACCTAATTTTATTAATTTTAGAAAACAAGAAGAAATTGAAGCAATATTTAAACCTTATGGTGATTACGATGAAGCTATTAGTAAGGGTTCGTGTGGTCCATCATTTGTTTGTGTATATACTGGTGTTAAATCTAAACACTTAGATTTTAAAAACGCAGATTATCCTAATGATGGTGTTGACTTTAGATGTGTAGATAACGGTAACGGTTCTTCAAATGTTGATATGGCTGCTACACCAGTTGACTTTACAACAGAAACCAAGGATTATGAAGACGGTATGGGTGTGTTTACGGTAAAATATAGCCAACAGAACCAAAATATATTCAAAGATATAAATCTTGACCAAAGTGAATTTTCAGAAACTGATGAATCACTTCAAATTCAAGAAGATATATCACAAAAGGGTTCAGAAACAAATAGAAGTATTGCTGGTCAAAACATATATAACGTATATTCAGTAAGAAGTTATACAGCACAAGTTGAGATGATGGGTAATGCCATGATTCAACCTATGATGTACTTCCAATTGGATAATATACCTATGTTCCATGGAGCTTATATGATTACTAGAGTTAAACACGCTATTAAACCAAACTCAATGATGACAAATTTCACAGGTGTTAGAATTAAATACACTAAAACACCAACATTATCAGCTATGGATTTATACATGTCATTGGCTGATACCATTGATACAAGTCAAGCTAGCGGTAATACAGCTGGTGGTACTGAAACAAGTGGTATATTCCCACCAATTGTACAAACTATAATGGAAAATGGTGTGATGAATGGTGGTACAAAAGGCAACACTGATAATATCAAATTTACATATGTACCAGAAATTCCTGGTATAAATATTATTTTAAATGCCACTTATGCTAAATCAGAAAGAGTATTGGTAGATGAAGCAGTTAAACCTTTAGTTCAAATGTTAACTGATTGGGTTGCGTGGATGAAATCTGAAAATTTTGTAGTCGGTGGTGAAGGTAAAACTTATGCTTATATTACATCATTATATAGAAGTACAGCACATCAAATAGAATTAGCTGGTACAGGTAGTAAAGGTGTTGCAAAAGTTGGTAGAACTAACCATGGTTGGGGTATTGCTGTCGATTTACAAATGTTTAGTAAAGACGGTAAGGTATTCCACAATGATAATAAAAATGGTAGTCCAGCTAGTTTCTTTAATTGGACAACAAACCCAGCTTATGGCTGGTTGATGACTAATTCATATAAATATGGTTGGATGCAACCATATAAACTTAGAGATGGTAATGGGTTAGAAGAACATTGGCATTTTGAATACCATGGTACAGCTGCAAAATGTTTAATGGAATTAAACCCAGCAAGTTACGGTAATACGGTTTCTGTTAATAAAGATTACAAACCAGGTTTAGTTACAAACCCTAAAACAAAAGATGGAACACCAGCTGTATATGTTGGTTGTGAATATAAATATGTTAAAGGTGCTGGTGACGGAACTGAAGTTGGTTGTCCAGCGGTTAGTAAAAATAAACCATTTACAACACAAAAATCATACAAGAATCAAATCATTAAAAAATTGACTGGTCCATCACAATCAGTAGCTGGTTTAAAACTAGTACCAGAATTTTATACAAATGGTGCTTTAACTAAAAAAGGTGTTATGGCTATGACACAAGGTGTAATTGAAGGTTTAGATACTTCACCAGAAAGAAAAAATCCAGGAAACATAAGAAGTGGTGATGGATATGCACATTACGCTACATGGGCCGAGGGTTGGACTGCTTACTTGGGTAAATTAAATAAATGGGTTAGTGGTAAAGTAACAGCGACAGCATCAGCTAATTATCCTAATTGTTACGACATTGACTCAAATAAATTATTTGACGATAGTGGTGTTCCATACAAAGCAACTGGTGATTATAACTATGTTGCTGGTAATTCACCAACACTTAGACAATTTGTTAATGTATACGCCCCATGGGGTGATAATAATAACCCAACAACATATTGTGCGGGTATTGCGGTTACGTTAAAAGATTATGGATTCAATATTAATGTTGATGATAAAATGAATACATGGATGACATAATTTGTTTTATTCAAATTAATTTAGTACCTTTGCAGTATGAAAATTGCAAATATAGTTTCAAATAATAAAATAGATGTTTCAGAAGAATTTAATGTAGTACAATCCATGGATGAAATAATCCATGGATTACCTACACTAATTGTTGGTTACGACTATGTAAACAAACACTATCCAGATTTTGATATCATGGATATTCGTGTTGAAGCTAATCTTTATTGGACGTTCAAAAGAACAGAAAAGAGAGATAAATTCCAAGAAGACTTATCTTGGTTTATAAGAAAGGTGTATGGGGACTTAACAAAAGAAATTATATATATATTTGTTGACCCAATACAATATCGAAGCAGAACTCTTTGGAAAATAGTAAGAAAAATTTATTCATTGAAAAAAATTATCACATATGTTCATGGTGATATGATTTATCTATATGGTGATAAATATCTATTTGGGATAGATTTGAAGCTATTATCTTACATTGGATTAAATTCTGGCAAGATACGAAATAAAATTAAGTCAATGAGTGCGGTCTTTTTGGGTTCTGATGAGATACTTATAGAATATAAAAACACTGTGGAAGAACTAGGTAATAAAGTTCGATACATACCTTACTTATTTTCTATAAAAAATGGACAAAACGATACTACTAGCATCATTCATATTCCCAGAGAGGGTTGAATGGTTTCTGAACTACTTAGAAGTAAAATTTAATATAAACAAAGATAAAGTCTTTGGGTATGAAAACCTAGATGATGAATCCAAAGTTATCATAACGTTTAAAATAGCGATTCCAGAAGATAAACCATTAAACCTTAAAAACCTATTCCCTAGTGCTGTGTCAATACACAAACGAGGTAACGCTTTATATACCATAAACGCACTAAACAAACTGATAGAGGAAAAATTTCCAGAGTCTATTGGAAATGTTGACAATAAATCAATCAAGATAGATTGGGATGAATATCAAAATAAACTTATACTATTAAACGGTAAAGACCTTACCATTTTCAACATATCTAGGATTTTTTAATGTTTTTGTGATATTTATATAAAAGATAAAAATATACTTAAAATTTAATATCATGGAAAATAAAAAAATAGAGAAAGAACCAACAAAAACTTTAGATAAAACTCTAGATAGTTTTTTGAATACAGAAGGACAAGACCCTAACTTAGATTGTAGTTCTGGTGTTTGTATTATCAAAGGTGATAAAAGCATCTTAGAAAGAATCAACAAAAAAATAATAACAGAAGACGGTAGACAATTATTATTCTAATGAAGAAAACAAAATTTAACCCAGAGTTACTTAAAGAAGAATTAAGACGTTTCAATCAAATGGAAGGTTATCAATGGTATGCTGAAAGTCAATCACCTGTAGAATACGAAAAACCTTTATTAATTGATAAGGAATTAGACGAAGCCGATGAAGTTCCAACTGACTTAGAACCAGCAGACGATGCGGCAGCAAGTATTGGTGCTGAATTAGGTGTTGACGATGCAGCTCCAGCAGATGGGGAAGCACCAGCGGAACCAACAGATACTGAAGCACCACCAGAGCCAGCGGCTCCAGCACCAGCTCCAGCAATGCCAGCTGAACCAGCGACTGATGACGTTGAAGTAGATGTTACTTCATTAGTTAAAGGTTCTGAAGAAGCTAAAATGGCAGCTGATAAAGCTAGTCAAAATTCTGAAATGCTTTTACAAAAATTAACTGACTTAGAATCTCGTATTGCTAAGATGGATATGGTAAGTGCTAAGATTGAAGAATTAGAAAATGAAATCATAAAAAGAAACCCAACTGATGTTGAAAAATTAGAAATGCGTTCTCTAAGTTCATTCCCTTATTCACAAAAACTTACAGATTATTGGGCCGATAAAGAAGGTCAATATGATGTAATGAATGGTGAAGGAAAGAAAAAAGAATACGTGTTAACACAAGACGATGTTGACTCTGATTTTAGCGAACCAGAAATCAAAAAAAGCTTTGGTTCAACACCAGATGATTTTGATGAAGAAGATATGTAATTAAAAACAAATAACAATTAAGCCCCTATTTTAGGGGCTTTTTTATTTTAAATACTTTTTTATTGTAAAAATGTTGCAATCTTTGAAAAACATTCGTATCTTTGTTTAAAGGAAAATTACATAAAAAATACTTTAAAATAAGTGTTAAAAAAGCTTGACTTTTTTGTAAAATTTCGTATATTTGTAGTATAAAAAGAAGAGAATAAATAACGTAAATATATAAACAAAAAACAAAAATGAGTAATGAAAAAAATGCATTAGATGCAATGTTAGCACAGTACGAGAAGAACAACGCTCCGAAGTACGTGAAATCAGAAACCGCTAAGGTTTATGACTTAAAAAATTATTTTAACACGTTCATTAAAGAAGGTGTGAAATCGGCTACTAAACAAATTAGAGTCCTTCCTACAACTGATGGTTCTACACCTTTCGTTGAATTACACGCACACAAAGTTCAAGTTGATGGTGAATGGAAAACATTCCCATGTTTGAAACATGAAAAAGGTGAGGCTTGTCCTTTCTGCGAAGCTCGTGAAGCTTTATTAGCGACTGGAAAAGATTCTGATAAAGAATTAGCTAAAAAATACAATGCACGTAAGATGTACGTTGTAAAAGTTATCGACAGAGATAATGAAGAAGAAGGAGTTAAATTCTGGAGATTCAACCACGATTACCGTAAAGAGGGTATCTATGACAAAATCATCGGTGTTCTTAACGCAATCAAAAAAGACGTTACAAACGCAGAAACAGGTAGAGATTTATTGTTAACTATTAACAGAAATCAAAACGGTATCCCAGTTGTATCAGCTGTTGCTTCTTTAGACCCTAGTGGTTTATCTGAAGACCAAGACCAAAAAACGGAATGGTTAGAAGATGTAAGAACTTGGGAAGATGTTTACTCTGTAAGAACTTACGATTACTTAGAAATCATTGTTAAAGGTGGTGTTCCAGTATGGGATAAGGACGAGAAAAAATTCGTTGACAAAGCTTCAATCGGTACTGATGAAAATTCAACTTTAGAGTCTGAATTAACAATGGGTGTTGAAAACGTTAAAGCTAATGTACAAGCTGCTGAAGCAACTACAACAGCAACGGTTAGCGTTGAAGAAGACGAAGATGATTTACCTTTTTAATTAGAGGTTTAACTAAAACATAAAGAGGTGAGAAATTGCCTCTTTTTTGTTCTAAAATAACAAGAAGAAAAATTAATAAGAAGAATGGCACAAAAAAAACCAGAAAAGAAACCTATTGAAAAAAAAGCCTTTGATAATAAAGCTTTTAAAAAAAACCTAGGTTTAGGTGAACAAATCGTTAAAGAAAAAGATTTAACATGGATTCCGTTTAAAAAAGCTTTCCATGATGCCGTTGGATTGCCTGGGGTTCCAAGAGGTTACACAACACAATTTAGAGGGTTTTCAGATGTTGGTAAATCAACAGGGATTTACGAATCTTTAGCTGGAGCTCAAAAATTAGGAGATTACTGTATCATCATAGATACTGAAGGAAGTTTTAACTGGGAACACGCAAAGTTGGTCGGTTTTAAATTTGAAGAAGTTGTTGATGAAGACACTGGGGAAATCCTAGATTACGATGGTGAAGACTTTATGTATTTTGGTGGTAGTGATTTACTAGCTATGTATCAAAATTTTGATTATAAAGATGCCAAAATGAAAACAACACCTTTAAGATACATTCCAGTTGTAGAAGATATTGCTCGTTTGATGAATGAAATCTTAGACAAACAAGAAAAAGGTGAATTTCCACACAACATTACATTCCTTTGGGATTCTATCGGTTCTATCGGTTGTTACCAAGGTGCTGTATCAAACACAAACAATAACCAATGGACTGCTGGTGCGTTAAAAAGAGAATTTGAATCAATATTGAATTTCAGAATCCCAGCTTCTAGAAGAGAAGGTGCCCCATACATCAACACATTCGTTGCTGTACAAAAAATTTGGTTAAGACCAAATGCTGTAGGTCAACCGACAATCATGCATAATGGTGGTGAAGGTTTTAAATACGGTGTTAGAATGATTTTCCATATGGGTGGTAAATCAACATCATCAGCTAAAAAATTAGACGCTGTAAATGGTGGTAGAAGTTTTAACTTCGGTGTAAGAACTGATATTGAATGTGTTAAAAACCACGTAAATGGTATTGAGAGAATGGGTTCCATTTGTTCTACACCACACGGGTTTGTTAATCCAGATGAAAAAAATGCGTATGTTAAAGCAAACAACGTTTTCATCAATGCTAAATTAGGGACTAGCTTCTCTGATTTTGAAGTTGTTGAAGAAGACTTTAAAGCTGATGCTTACGAAAAAGACTAAGAGTTAGTCTATTAACCTTTTAAATGTTCTAACATGAACAAAAGACCACCACGTAACGGTGAAACTGTTTCAAAAATACAAAATACTTTATTGGTAGACGGAAATGCCCTGTTCAAGACAGGGTTTTTCGGAGCCAAGGACACTTATAATGTCAATGGACACCATGTTGGTGGCCTATACCAATTTATCACAACACTTAGAATGTTATTAACTGAAGACCTATACCATAGAGTCTTCGTATTCTGGGATGGAAATTTTAGTGGTAAACTTAGATACGAAATTTACGAACCTTACAAAAGTGATAGAGGAAAAGACTTCATCAATGGCACTCAACCTATAGATGAATCGGAATTATTACAACGTGAATTAGCTGCTGAATACATAGATGAAATGTACATCAGACAATTAAAACATGAAATCATCGAAGGTGATGATTTTATAGCTTATTATTGTCTAACCAAAAAACCAAACGAAAAAATCACCATTTGTACCAACGATGTTGATATGGCACAATTAATTAGTGAAGATATTAAAATTTATTTCCTACATTTGAAAGAATATGTTGGAAAAGACAATTTTTCTTCGTACTTTTGTTATAATCAAGAAAACTCTGTTTTAGTTAAGACTATGCTAGGGGATAAAAGTGATTCAATTAAAGGAATAAAAGGTTTAGGTGAAAAAACATTATTAACACACTTCCCACAAATCGGTGAAAGACATGTAAGTCTAACCGAAGTTTTAGAGGAAGCAAAAATACTACAAGAAAATAGGATTAAAGAAAAAAAACCACCTCTTAAGGTGTTAGACAACATCGTCAATAAAGTCACAGAAGGTGTGCAAGGTACTAAGGTTTACGAAATAAACGAGAGATTAGTAGACTTAAAAAAACCAATGATGACTGAAGATGGAATAAGAGAGTTAGAACAATTGATAGATGGTACCCTTGACTCATCGGGTAGAGATTTAAAAAATGTTCTTATATACATGAAACGAGATGGGTTAGATAAAACAATTGGCGAACATAGGTATCCAGATTATTTGATACCATTCAAAAAGCTTATCGAAAGAGAAAAACTAAATTTTTAACATTAAAAAAACAAAATGACAACAACAACAACAAAACCAAGTTTACGTACAGATGGGAAAAAAATCGAAGACCAAAGATTCGAATTCGTATTGTATATTAACGACCACATTATCTGTCAAAGATATTTCAATATCTACGACTTTAATGAGGATTCTATTAAGTCTTTAGAGCTTAAAGAAATGATGGACAACATTGCTGGAATGAACAATGGTGACTATGGTAGTCAAGGTATTATTCCTAACCATTTAAAAGAGAAATCTTTAACTTATTTATGGGATAATTATAACCCATATTTCTTACAACCAGAAGAAGGTTCTAAGAATATTTTCGAAAAAGAAGACAACTTCCAATTCGAAGTAAAAGTAGACAAAACGTCTGTCGCTAAAACTCAATTTAGTGGAAACTTTTTTCCACCAAAAGTTAGATACGCAGTTGACGTTAGGGAAATAATCCCGTCAATCATGTCTGAAATCAGACATTCGATGAGTCAAAAAAAATATACAATTATTGAGCGTTAATCTCAATTATCGGTATATTTATTATAACAATGTTTTTAAAAAAAGAAGAAAAAAATGGCAAAAATAGATAAAAATAGTTTAGGATATTTGGGGTATGACTACCAATTAAGATTAATAGCACAGATTCTTACTGATAGGAAATTCGCAAATTCAATAATAGATATTGTTGACCCAAACTATTTTGAAGACCCATACTTAAGAGTTGTGGCTGCAACAATTAAGGATGCTAAAATGACCGATGATATCGTTCCAGACATTGGTAGTCTGGAATTCAGATTATTAGAAGACGTGAAAGATGATGTACAAAGAAAATACGCCATTTCACAACTCCGTAAGATTCAAGATGCCAATTTACACGATACTCTTAAAGTGCAAGATATCGCAATGAAGTTCTGTAAACAACAAGAACTTAAAAAATCAGTAAATGAGATAACCAAAATCATCAACAAAGGTGATATTGAGGATTATGACAAATGTGAAGCTATACTTAGAAAAGCTTTGGAGCATGGTGATAATAAAGACGATGGTATGGACATCTTCGACAACATTAATGATGTTTTGGTCGATGATTTTAGAAAACCAATTCGTACTGGTATTACAGGTTTGGACGATGTAATGGATGGTGGTTTATCCAAAGGTGAATTAGCAGTTATTTTAGCACCATTTGGTGTTGGTAAAACAACTATGATGACCAAGATAGCCAATACCGCTATGACTGATGGTAAAAAGGTGTTACAAGTGTTTTTCGAGGATAACCCAAAGGTAATACAAAGAAAACATTTATCATGTTGGTCTGGTTATGATTTGAATAGCTTATCATTACACAAAGACGAACTATTATCTATGGTTACTGATATGACAGTAGGACCAGATAAAGGTATCTTAAGGCTTAAAAAGTTTTCTAGTGATGGAACAACGATTCCAGTTATTAGACACTACATTAGAAAGCTAATAGCACAAGGTTTTAGACCAGATATCGTGTTATTAGATTACATTGACTGTGTTGAACCATCTAGAAGGTTTGATGATGTAAATGCTGGTGAAGGTAGTGTGATGAGACAATTTGAAACTATGTTATCTGAATTGGATATGGCTGGATGGACAGCGGTTCAAGGAAACAGAAGTTCGATTAAAGCTGAAGTAGTTGAAGCAGACCAAATGGGTGGTTCAATTAAAAAAGGGCAAATTGGTCACTTCATTGTGTCAATTGCGAAAACTCTAGACCAAAAAGAAGCTGGAACCGCAACAATGGCAATCCTTAAATCTCGTTTTGGTAAAGATGGTATTATTTTCACTGATATCAAATTTGATAACGCAAGAATTCAAATTGACATGGGTGAGAGTAAAGGTGGTAGAACGCAAACACAACACAAACAAGATGTAAATGTCAACAATCAAGATAGAGTTAACTCAGTTTTGACTGCGGCAAAAAATAGACAATCAGTTTTAAGTGGAATTACGGTTCCAAAGGCTGAGGAATAAAAATTAACAATAAAAAATAACAAACAAAATGACAGAACCAATATTAATTAACAACCCAAATCGTTTTGTTCTATTTCCAATAGAACATCAAGACATCTGGCAGCATTATTTGGACCAAAAAGCGGCCATGTGGACGGTAGAAGAAATTGATTTATCAAAAGATATTGCTCACTGGGAAACCAAATTAACAGATAACGAAAGATTTTTTATCACAAACATCTTAGCATTTTTTGCTGCTTCAGATGGTATCGTGAATGAAAACTTAGCTATAAACTTCTTAAATGAAGTACAATACACTGAAGCAAAATTCTTTTATGGTTTTCAAATCATGATGGAGAATATTCATAGTCAAATGTATTCTTTACTTATCGATACGTATATTAAAGATACCAAAGAAAGACAAGAATGTTTTAACGCTATCGAATACATGCCACCAGTTAAAAAGAAAGCAGAGTGGGCGTTGAATTGGATTGAATCGGATTCTTTCGTTGATAGACTAATTGCATTTGTTGCAGTAGAAGGAATTTTCTTTTCTGGGTCATTTTGTAGTATTTTTTATCTTAAATCTAGAGGTCTTATGCCTGGATTGTGTGACTCTAATGTTTTCATATCTAGAGATGAATCAATGCATGCTGATTTTGCAATACATTTATTGAATAACCACATCGTTGATAAACCAAGCGAAGCAAGAATTAGAGAAATCTTTTTATCTGCTTTAGAAATAGAAAAAGAATTCATCACTGAATCTTTACCAGTATCACTTATCGGTATGAATGCTGATTTGATGAAACAATACTTAGAATTTGTTGTTGACGGACTATTAAGTCAGTTAAATTGTGAAAAAGAGTTTAATTCAAAAAACCCATTTGAGTTTATGAATCAAATTGCTTTGAAAACAAAACAAAACTTCTTTGAAGGTCGTTCGACAGAATATAAATCGGCTGACTTAAGTGGGCCAATCTCATTTGATGAGGAAATTTAACTAAGATAAAGATGCAAGTAATAAAAAGAAACGGAAGTAAGATTGACTTCAATCCAAATAAAATATTAACTAGGATTAAAAAACAATCAGAAGGGTTAAAAGTTAATGCTGATGAAGTTTTCATCAAAGTAACACAAGGTATCGCTGATGATATGACAACCAACCAATTGGATGACCTTATTTCAGTTGTTGCTGAGTCGTTAGCGATGAACCACCCAGACTATTCAAAATTGGCCGCAAATATTTCGATAACGAAACTTCATAAAGAAACCGAAGATTCGTTTATGAAAGCCGCCAAAAAAATGTACAACGCTGGTTTGTTGAACGATACATATTTCAATAAAATAAAAGAAAATATTGAACTTATCGAATCAACAATAGATTACAAGAGAGATTTCCAATTTGATTATTTCGGATGGTGCTCACTTAAAGATATCTATCTATTAAAATCATCTGAGGGTGTAATATTAGAAAGACCACAACAAATGTACGTTAGGGTTGCTCTTATGACAACCAACACACCAGAAGACTTCAAAGAAAAATATTATGATTTAAGTCATCAACAAGAAAGTCCAGCGACTCCATTGAAAATGAATATCGGAACAACTATTGGACAGATTGCTTCATGTAATTTATCTATTGTTCCAGATGATTCAACTGAAGGGTTATTGAACATATTAGGTAGAATAGCTATTTCATCTTCTAAAGCCGAAGGTATTGGTTTGGCAATTTCTAATATTCGTTCAAAAGAAAGCAACGTTGGTAATTCTAACGGTAAAGCTGGTGGTATTCTTAAATACCTTAAAGTTGTAAATGAAACTCTTAGGTTTTGGAATCAACGTGGTAAAAGACCTGGTTCTTGTGCCGTATATGTTGAACCATGGCATAAAGACATATTCGATGTGTTAGACATTAGAAAGAAAATTGGTGCTGAAGAATTAAGAGCTAGAGATTTATTTTCTGCTCTTTGGATTCCAGATAATTTCATGAAAGCTGTTGAAACAAATGGTGATTGGCATTTATTTTGTCCTCATGAGATAAAAACAGCTGGTTTAAAGCCATTTTATGAGATTTATGGGTCCGAATACGAAGAAGAGTATAATAAGGCCGTAGAGATGGGAATTGGTACCAAAATCAAAGCACATGACTTATGGTTGAAGATATTAGAAGCTCAAATTGAAAGCGGAATGCCATATATGTGTTTCAAAGACCACGCCAACAAAAAATCGAACCAAAAAAATATGGGTGTAATTCACTCTAGTAATTTATGTTCTGAAATCATGGAAGTTACCGATGCTAAAACAACAGCTATCTGTACACTTACTAGTATTCCAGTTCAAAAATATGTTATTGATGGTAAATATGATTTTGAAGAATTAGGTAGAGTTTCACGTTCAATAACAAAATCATTAAATATAGCTTTAGAGGTTAACGATTATTCAACTGAAGAAGGTAGAAAAGGTGGTTTAGAACAAAGAGCATTAGGAATAGGTATTCAAGGGTTAGCGGATGTGTTTGCTATGTTGAAATTAGTATTTACATCAGATGAAGCTAGACAGTTAAACAAAGACATATTCGAAACCATTTACTTCAATGCATTGAGAGAATCCTGTGATTTGGCTAAAGAAACTGGTTTAACCTATGATGGTTATGAAGGTTCACCAATTTCAGAAGGTATTTTCCAATGGCAAATGTGGGATGTAACCGAAACAGACGAGTTAGGAAACGTAACAACTAGAAAAAGAAAAGAAGAAGATTTATCTGGTATGCACGATTGGAAACAATTAAGAAAAGACATAAAAAAATACGGTGTTAGAAATTCACTGGTAACTACATGTCCACCAACAGCTAGTTCAGCTCGTGTAATTGGGTCTAATGAAGCGTTCGAACCTTTTACTTCTAATTTATATGTTCGTAGAGTAACTGGTGGCGAATTTGCAATGGTAAACAAACACTTGGTTAGAGATTTAGAAGCTGAAGGGTTATGGAATAGAGAAATTCTTAGTGAATTGATTAAAAATGATGGAAGTGTTCAAAACATTCCAGTTATCAGTCAAGAAATGAAAGATAGATATAAAACAGTATGGGAAATATCACAAAAGGCTCTTATTGAAATGTCTGCTGATAGAGCACCATTCATCGACCAATCACAGAGTCTTAATATTTTCTTTAGCACACCGACAGTGGGTAAGTTAACTACATCACATAGCTTAGCATGGAAGTTAGGACTTAAAACTGGACAATATTATTTACGAAGTGAATCAGTTGATAATAAAGCGAAACACTTAGCGATAGATATGACTAAACAAAAAGTTGTTGAGAAACCAACAGAAAGTCAATTTGAATGTATCGGATGTTCATCATAAAAAAATAAATACAAAAAAATAAGGGGACCATATGGTCCCTTTTTTTATTTGGCATATTTACTTATAAAAATACTTTAGTATTATATTTATCTAATAAACAAGTTATGGCTAACGGAAAATACATCAATATAAATTATCCTTTTAAGGATAGTCACAAGGGTTTTTTCTTGGATTTAAACGATGAAGACAGTCAAGCAATAAAAGCTGACCTTCTTCATTTGATACTTACTAGAAAAGGACAAAGACTTTACAATCCAGATTTTGGTACTGATTTAATCAAATTTATCTTCGAACCAGAAGATGGAATGACTCTTAATGATATTAAAAGCGAGATAAAAGGAACGGTAAAAAGATTTTTACCACAACTTCAAATAGATGAAATAACAGTAGTCGAATCAACTGAAAGCGAATATGCTGCGGTTGTTACTTTAAAATATACAATAACTGACGATGTTTTTACAACAACTGACATCGTAGTAATAAATTTATAATAAATTATGGCAAATCAAGGAATTCAATACACTTCTAGAAACTTCGCTGACATTCGTTCAGACTTAGTCAATATGGTTAAACAATATTATCCAGACATCTTTAATGATTTTAATGACGCAAGTGTCGGTATGATGCTTTTAGAGTTAAATGCAGCGGTTGGTGACATGCTTTCTACCAATACCGATAGAATGTTCCAAGAAACACAAATCGATTACGCAAAAGAGCGTAAATCAGTTTTATCTTTAGCTAGAACATTTGGGTTAAAGATTCCAGGGAAAAGACCTAGTGTTACAATTGTCGATTTCAGTGTGACGTTACCTGTGTTAGGGGATACATTTGATGTATCGTATGCACCAGTGATTAGAGCTGGCTCACAAGTTAGTGGTGGTGGAAAAGTATTTGAAGCTAATGATGATATTGATTTTGCAAACCCATTTACAATAGGTGGGATTCCAAATAGAATAATCATACCTAACTTTAACTCAAATGGTACATTGATTAATTATACCATAACCAAAAGAGAAATAGTTATGAATGGTTATACCAAAGTATTTAAAAGAGTTATAACAACAAATGATGTAAGACCATTTTTAGAAATAGTATTACCAGAAGATAATGTTTTATCTATTGACTCTATCATTACACTTTCTGGTACTAATTTTATAAAAGAACCTTCATTAGATGAATTTTTAAACTTGAATAATAGATGGTTTGAAATGGATGCGTTGGCTGAAGATAAAGTTTTCATTGAAGATAATAGCAAGGTTACCGATAATGCTGGTGTTAGACCAGGAAAATGGATATCAACTGTTAAAAAATTTATAACAGAATATACTGATTTAGGTTTTACCAAGATTATTCTAGGTGCTGGTGCACAAGATACTAGTAGTCTTTGTGATTTTGATACGAATACAGCTTTGGTTAACCAAATTGGCGATTTTGTTAATAACCTATCATTGGGTGTTGTACCAACAGCAAATACAACTATGTTTGTAAAATATAGAGTTGGTGGTGGTGCTGATACAAATCTAGGACCAAATGTGTTAAAATCTTTAGGTATTTTAAATATGAGTGTTAACGGTTCAAACGACACAATGAATACAAGTGTTAGAGCCTCACTTAAGGTTAATAATGCTTTTCCAGCTTTAGGTGGAAAAGATGTACCTAGTGTTGAAGAAATTAGAAATATGGTTAGATACAATTTCGCTTCACAAAATAGAGCTGTAACGATAAAAGATTATCAAACTAGAATAGCACAAATGCCTGGAAAATTTGGTGTACCGTTTAGATGTGGTGTATTTGAAGAACAAAACAAAATTAAAACATATATCTTAGGTTTAGATGCTGCTGGTAGACTTACTAACGAATCAACTAGTGCTTTGAGAGATAATATTGCAACATATTTAGCTGATTATAGAATGCTTAATGACTACGTTCAAATCACCAATGGTAGAATTGTTAATTTAGCGTTTGAAATTGATTTATTTATAGATAAAAAAATGCCTTCATCACAAATTATATCACAAGTAATTACTGACGTAAAAGATTACCTAGATATCAATAAATTTGATATGGGGGATAATGTTTATATATCACCATTATTAGAAACTATCAATAATGTAGGTGGTGTTTTAAACGTAACTGGTTTGAGGATATTCAATAAAGTAGGTGGTGGGAAATATAGTCTTAATGAGATTTCTCAACCATATATCGATTCAGACACCAGACAAATTGATTTAAGTGAAGACTATACTCTTTTCGGTGAACCAACTACTATGTTTGAAATTAAATACCCAACAATGGATATTATTGTAAGGGTTAAGTAATAGGGTTTCCTTATTGTTTTTAAATAATTATATTTGTGAATAAAAAAAAACAAAAAAAAAAAGAAAATGGGTTGTAATTGTAAAACATCGGGCTCTATGCCTAAATTTGCTGATAATGAAAAAAAAGAAAAATTAGTACACGTAATACTTAAATATTTTGCTAAAATCATAGGGTTTTTAGTTGGGGTAGCGTTATTACCATTTATCATGGT